CACCATTCGTAGTTGCTGGACTGTCTGAGTAAGTCCCTTCTCCTTCAACCCAACTAGAACTTACAGGATAAGCATATAATTCTTGAGATGTAGTTAAATTTTGAGAATTAGCATCATACATATTTAAATAGAATTTTGGACTTGTAATAGTTCCATCTACAATAGAACCTGAAATTTCAGCTATGTCAAACTTCATTAAAACACGAGATACTTTTACATTACCACCAGAGTTACTCATAGTTTTTGTTACTTCTAATATCTCATCAAGACCGGTATTGGAACTACCGGTTGCTTGGTATATAGTTGAATCCGATTCAGGGAAAATAAAATAATTCATTAGTAAGATCCTCCAGTAGAATTACCAGGACTTCCACCCGAATTACCAACTACACGGCCTTCAATATTAGTATTCCCAAATTTTAATTCAAAGCAACTTGGATCTAATGACGGATATACCACCCCACCCTTTGTTGCTGAAACAATATCATAAACATTTCCAGAATAGCCTTCCGATTCTTTAAATTTATTAGTTATTAACACGGGTAACCCGTTAGGGTTATCAGCTTCGGGAGGAACTACAGCCGATACTCCATCAACCAAAGAAATCTGATAAGATAAATCAGCCAATACGATTGGTTGACCAATTTGCCACTTGTCAATGTCAAAGAAAGCTTTAACTTTTTGTATAGCTTTTAAAATTACTTCTTCTTTATTATATCCATTTTTAGTCAATAAACTAAACTGTACGCCTATATTGATTATAAAAGCATCTTTTATATTTACAGCATCAGTGACCATTCTGAATTGTGTTAGGTAGGTTTGTATGTTTTCTTTAACAGCTTGATTAACCATGGCTAATCTCTTACCTGCATCAAATCCTAAAACATATAAATTAAGTGCTAAAGGATTTATAACTCTATTGTCTGAATTGGCACCAGAACTACTATCCAATTGACTATCTTGTACTATATAAACTTTAGCTACGTTACCATATTTTGCAGGTAAAGCATAAACTCTTATAATATAATCTTCTTTAGTTACAGCTCTTGCTTGTGCTTGAAAGTAAGCCAATGCATTATTTTTAACCTCAACTACACTTTCAGCACCCCTACCACCAGCCGCTGGTAAAGGATTAGTCACACCAATAGAATTTTTAGTTTGAGTTACCAAAGCAGCTGATAGTCCAGATTCATCCAACGTTATATTTGAAACTTGCACACTTCTTAAACTATTAGCTCTTATATTATGATTAACACCACCACCGTATCTATATCTAATTGTTAATTGAGTATTAGAGGGAGCTTGTCCATATGCCTTTGTTTTTAAAAAGTTAGAAGGATCAAAAGCGGTATTTAAGTAAGATGGTGAACCAGGAAGAGAAGAACCAACCGAATCTGGATTAGGAACTATCTCTTCATCAGGACTATCCGATGTTCCAGCCCCAAATCTCAATTCTGTTTTACCATCCTCTCTAATAAAAGTTATAAATCTTCTTGCAGTTTTTAATAATTTTAATAAGTAAGGAGCTTGGTCAGCGTAAGTATATAATTCATCATCGTTAGTTGATAAATTTTCCATATCCGTGAACACAGTATCTTGTGCTAAAAAAGGAACTTCGTACCAATTATTACTATCACTATCTGTACAAGAAATTATTTCAGTTACATTAGTATTGGATAAGGCTATCCTTTTATATTTTTCAGCATCATTAAATTGGATGTATTCTGTAGTAACATCTCCACTAGAAACCTTAACTGATTTTTGAAGTAAATAAGACACCGGTATATTATCAGAGCTCTCGTAAATAGTAATATTCATTGGGTCATACGAACTTGAAAATTTAAAATTACAATCTTCTGTTGTAATAAATGAAACCCCATTGTCGGATTTTATTTCCATACCAGCTTTAACAGCCAAAGCATAACTCAAATCTGGCTTTGTTGTAAAATCCCCACCTACACCACTTGTCGTTGCTGGCACAGTTTGGAATATATCCAAATTAGCTGAAGCTGCTGTTGCTAATGCTGGTTTATATCCTAAAGATTGTGCCATATTATAAATTGTTTTCTTTTCTTCAGCAAAAGCTAATAAACTTTCTTTAAATTGGTTATCTATGTAGTAAGAAAGAACATCTCCAACATACGATGCCATTTCTATAAACATCATACCTGGAGAAGATTCATTGAAATCGTTATATTGATTAGGAAAATATATTTTAGTAAATTCAATTAAATTATTCTTAAAAGATGTAAAATCTTTATTTAAATATCGAACTTCCTTTACTGATTTTTTAGGTGCGGTATATGGCATTATCTGTCTCCATTAAGTCTATGTAAAATTTGCTGATGAAGCCGCATCAACTGCATAATCTGAAAAATTAAGCGACAACTGTTTTACGGTAGCCGTATCAAAATTCATTGTAAATCTTATGCTTACATTAACTACACTTTTATTAGTTGGTGAAAAAGAAGTTTCAATCCCTTCAATATTTATAAAAGGTAACCATTCACTCATAGCAGAACGTATAGCCTCCTCTACCTTACTTTCAATATCATCTCCTTCTTGTTCAAATAAAACTTTATATAAATCTGATCCAAATGTTGGATTTCCTAACCTTTCACTTTTCTGAGTTAATAAAAGATTTTTAATATTATATTTTGCTTGTTCTAAAGATGTTTGTGTTCTTGGAAAAAAACCATCATGGTTATGGTCTAATGGTAATCGTATTCCTATATAAATATCTGGATTTAAATCTTTTTCTATTATTGCCATTATTTGCTATCTCTCTTATTTAAAGCCTTCATTACACCTCTATAATCTTTTGTTAATGCTCCCATTACTTCTTCCGGTACATTCTCAGGATCCATTCCAGCGGCATGTGCTGTTTGGACAGCTGCTGCTTTTCTTCTCATTTCATCACTTCCAACTCCTGCCACTACACCATACCCCATCGCTTCAGCCATTTTAGAACTATCAAAAGTTTTATCGCCCAACGTTGGGTATTCGTCTGTTTCCCCAGCCCTAGCAGTTTCATTTAGAATACCATTTAATAAAGGATTCGTTGTGTATGTTACTTCTTTTTTTGGTTTGGGTTTTCTTTTGGGTAGAACTTCTACAACATTATCTTCTACTAGTGTAGATTGTCGAGCCATAGATTTCATTCCTTCCTTAATAAATATCTCCCTAACCTCTTTTTGTACTTCTTGTTTAACTATTTCTCTAATTAAACTAACTATTTTTGATGATTTAGCCATTATTAACTCCTTACTATTTTATATAAATATACTAACCTACCATATTTGTTCTATCTTTAGAACCCTTATCTTTCAAAGCTCTTTCTGCTACTGCTCTTTGGATTTTCTCTTTAGACCTTCCCAAAAAACCACCGAAGTTCTCTGTAAGTACTGGGACCACATTTAAAATATTACCTAAATCTACTACTTCTTTTGTTAATGCAGCTACTATAAATCTAGTAGCAAACCCTATAGCCGCGGCTAATGGATTTAATGCAGAAGCAATCACACTAGCTTTTTCAGTAGCCTCCGAAGCTTTTGCAGTACCCTCTGTAGTTTTTTTTATTCTATGAGCATTATCTCTTACAAATTCAATTGCTACTATAGCCATGCTAGCTTTTTCTATATACTCCATAGTTTTTTTAATATTTAAGCCCCCGCCCTTACCTTTTCTTAAATCTTCTACAATACAATCAACATCGTGATCTAATTTTTTTGTAATCTCACCAAATTCTTCTTTAATTTTTTTTTTCAAAAGATTCGCAGCAATAGCCATTTACTTTCTCCTAATCCTTTTCATCTGTTATATAAACTGTCTTACTAAAAATCTTTGGTAAAGCAATTTCTTCTACGTTCCGAATTTTTTCTAGCATCAACTCAGCAGCATCATTTACTTCTGGAAAACCTTGTACTTTTGTGAGTGTATTTGTAAACTCAGATAAAACAACAAATATTTTTTCAAATAAATCTTGTGCTTCTTTTCCTTTTACAATAGGATTCGTAGCATCCGCCTCTCCTAAGTTTATTACTCCGCTATTTCCAGCTTCTAAAGTTATTGAATAATTAGAAGATAAACTAATAGTTCTATTAGCAATTAAATGGACATCACCATTATTTCCTTTTGCATTAAAAACCAAACTATCCGAGTTTAACATAATTACATTACCTTTAATAGATGTTTTCCACTTTACAGGCCACCAAGAAGAATCAGCGGCTGGTATTAAAATATCATTTTCATTTTTTAATACACCACTAGAGATTAATATTGTAGAACCATCTAAATTAATATTTTGTATATGTGGAAAATAATCATCAACATATTTTCTCCTATCATTATTTTGTAAATTGGTAATTTTTATAGTTGGAAATCTATAATCTTCATTACTACTAAATTTTATACCCTGACCAAATCTACCATTTATATTTATATCTCCTTTTTTTGAAGCCAATGTCCTATTATATTTTGTTATGTTTAACTTAACCGCGCCATCGGGTGCTACTCCATCAGTTCGATTCATATTTACATTATTTCTTAAATTTAAAGGAGAATAATAAAACATTTGTCCACCATGACTAGCTACATTGACAACTTCCCCCACCACAGGATAAACTACAACGTGTGGGGATAAAGGTTTTATAAATTCAGAAATTTCATCATCATCACTTTGACTGTACAAAAATCTAGCTTTGATTGTGCCGTATTTACTGTAATCAGTCACACCATTTAAAAATGGTAAATCTTTAGGTTCGAGATATACCTCAGTTACTATGGCTGGTTCAATCTCATAAAATTCAACTTCATTATCTACATTGTCACGTATAATACTATAAACATCTTCGTAATTTGCTACTCCGGTTTTAGTAACTTCTCTATTATGAACAAAGGAACTTTTACGATATGCCATTAATTTTCTACTCTCTTAATATCATCAGTTATCTCATCCGAATGTTTTTGTAAGTCCGTAGCAGCACCTTCTATTGCACCCAATAGTTGTTCTTTTTCCGCATCAGACAATCCTAACCCATCCTCCACAGCACCTTTGCTTTCAGCGGCTATTATACGTTGTACTATAGCGGCTACCTTTACCAATTGGTCATCATTCTTTACATTAATTTCCAAATACTCTTTCAACATAGGAATGATTTGAATTGCTGAGTCTCCATCTTTTATAAATCCAACAACCTCTTGCATGAGAACTTCTAGTTGTTTTTTATTTGTTTTAGTATTCTCGTATATATCTGAAAATAAATCAGATAATGACTTACCTTCAAATATCTCATAATCATTTGCCATATTTTACCTCATTGATATATTAGAATTGCTATTATATATAAATATCCAACTTTCAAACTTTTGATAAATATATATGATATTTATATATAGGGTGAAAATCCCTTTTTTGTTAACTAATGGGAGAGATAAACATGAAGGAAATAATAACAATGGTAAAAGGCTATGTAGATGACTTAGCTCATCTAATGATGTCTTTTGTAGCTATAGGTGCTGTTTCTGAAGTAATTTTTGGAAGTGGTATCTTTGGTGTCAAAGTTATTGGAAACTTAACATCAATTATAAACCAATTCGGTCAGTCCGGATTTGCTGGGCTAGTCGCCTTATTGGTGTTGGTGGGTTTATTCCGTAAATAGTTCTAACAACAAAAAAGGGGTCGAAAGACCCCTTTTTTTATTCTCTAATAAATGAGCCTGTATAACTCACATCAACTGTACCTTCCTGCTCAAACTCAAATATTAACCTTTTATTATATTTTTTCATTACATTAATAATACGGGTTATATGTTGAGTATTAGAACCTGTCATCTCACGAATAAGGATATAAAGAGCTTTTTTATTAAAGTTCTCAATATTCTCCTTTATACGGAAGATATGTAGTACTGAATCAGCAACTCTTATATCTTTATCTCTTCGAAAGATGTTAGTTAAGTTAGTGTCCCAAAACCTATGTAACTCATCTACGAATAAAATAGACTTCTCAGCAGTTTCACTAGCAGTATTTTCTCCCATAAGATTTCTTTTGTAATCCAACACCTTCATTTCAGAATGTATTTTACCCATCTTATAGTTCTTATTGTTATTGAGAATAAGATAATTCTTAGCTACAATACTAAAGTAAGAGAACGCTTTACCTTTACCTTCTTGAAACTTGTGTATGTTCATAACTAAAAAAGATACAACTTCGTGTTTTACTTCTATTGAACCCACATCAAAATAATAAAACTTAAATGTATGAATAATATTTTCAGCTAACTTATCAAAAGGTTTTCTGATATGTTCATTATAAATCTTATTTCTTTCATGTGGAATTGTTGATTTATTATAAAGAATAATAGCATCCTCGGTTCCCTGATTGAAATAATAGTTCTTACCCTTCTTCTTTCTTTTACGAGTTTTCTTAACTACTGGTTTAGGGTTTATTGTTTTAGTTTCTATACTTGATGTAACCGATGTTCCCATTATTGTTCTTCTCCTTTGAACCTATTTAGTTGATCTACTGTTGTTTTAATTTGGTTAAATATTTGCCCTACTTCATCATCTGCTTCAAAATAACCTTTGTAATCTATTTTCTTTAAATCCATTTGTACTTTTTCTATTGTATTGATGAAATCTGTTATCCAATCTTCGAATGATTCTAACTTCATGTTTAAGTTCCATATCACATAACAAGATGCAAGGAATAACAGACTAACCAATGCCAAAAATATTTCAGTTATCATTCTTTTTTTCTCCCACAATAAAAAGTAAAATAAGTTCAATCTCTTCGCATCTCTTTTCTAAATCTTCAACTTTCTTACTTAGTTTTCTTAGTGTTGTGAATTCTTTACTACGTTGTGGTTTCATTATTTTTCTCCAAAAAGTTCATCAAAAAGGTCTTGCGATTTCACAGTTAACTTTGGTGAAGGTTGTGATTTTTCTTCGGTAACAACGGCTTTTTTGAAGTTATTACTTACTTCTTCATCCAAAC